GCTACCTTTACTTGGAATGAAGCCGACGCCCTTGGGATCATTCGCACGTATAACCCTTGGAATTTATTTTTCTCTGATGCGCGTGTGAAGTACAAACTAAACAATTTTGCATTTATTCAATGCAAATTGAAGGTCAAGATCCTCATCAATGCTTCACCCTTTTACTATGGTTGCATGTATATGGGTTATCAACCACTCCCCAATTTCACACCAAGCACCATCGTGATGGATTCTGGCAACAGATTTATGATACCATACTCCCAGCGACCACATTTGTGGTTGTACCCGCAAGGGAATGAGGGTGGTGAGATGACGTTACCATACTTTAATCCTTCCAATTGGATCAATGCTCAATCAGCACAAGCAATGACTGACATGGGTCAGCTCACTTTCATCAATTACACGACACTGCAGAGTGCCAATGGGGTTGCTGGAAATGGAGTTACCATTGCCATCTACGCCTGGGCTGAAGATGTTATGCTCTCAGGCCCGTCTGCTGGTCTTGCTGTTCAGGGTGATGAGTATGGAAATGGATGCGTGTCTATGCCCGCTTCGGCAATTTCCTCCGCCGCGAGTTGGTTCGAAGACATTCCAATAATTGGACGCTTTGCTACTGCTACGCGCATTGGTGCCTCAGCGGTGTCCAGTATCGCGTCCTTATTTGGATTTACTAACGTGCCGGTGATTGCAGATTCACAACCATATCGACCAGAGGCTTTTCCTAAACTAGCATCAACCGAGATTGGTTTTCCAACGGAGAAATTGACTCTTGATCCAAAAAACGAACTATCTGTTGATCCTTCCATCCTGGGCTTGCCCAGTAATGACGAGATGGCTATTGCCAATATTGCTCAGAAGGAATCTTTCCTAGTTTCAACCTCATGGACTGGGTCACAGATCGTAGATACAATCCTATTCTCCGGGAACGTGAATCCCATGATGTTCGATAATGATGGTGCACCAAATTCCAAGTTGTATATGACACCTATGGCTTGGACCGCGGCACTTTTTGAAAACTGGCGTGGAGATATCATCTTTCGGTTCAAAATCATCGCCTCCCCTTTCCACAAAGGACGATTGCGGATCTCGTATGATCCTGCCGGTTATGCCGCGCAGAATATCATCAATGATCCGACCACATCGAATGTTGTATTCACTTCTATTGTGGATCTTGGTGAAAGCAATGATGTTGAGTTTCGAGTTCCTTATCAGCAAGCACTACCTTTCTTGATCAACCGCAACACCTATACCGCGGGTGGTGTGCAGTGGTCTACTAGTGCGACCCCGACTTTTATGTATAATCCTACTTTTGACAATGGGACAATTACTGTTCGGGTGCAAACTGTTTTGACCTCACCTGTAGCCATCTCGTCGGTTTCGATTCTGGTATACGTGCGTGCTGCGGAGAATCTTGAATTTTCTAATCCTCGTACTGTGCCCGCATTATCAACCTTTGTTGTGCAAGGGGAATACGATAACAACGATCAAATCCCCACAGAAATACTGGGCACTGCTGCTAGAAATCCACACGCCGATCGCTATCTGGTGAATTTTGGAGAGAGTGTGAAATCACTTCGCCAGTTAATGCGTCGGACTTCCCTCGTTGGAGTTTCAACTTTCGTCACCAACAACACACAGGAGTACAATATTCTGACCAAGAGGTTTATGAAGATTCCCGGTGATTATGGCTACGATCCACATGGCATCAATTCCGCTAAGGGGATTTTAGTTCCTGCTTCAAATTTCAGCTTCAATTTCACTTATAAGACACCTCTGAATTGGATCATTCCCGCTTTCGTGGCGTATAGAGGATCCACCAATTGGGTCTTCAATATTGATGCTCCACAACCAGTGGGTCATGTTCGTGTATGGAGAAGCAATCAACAAGGATATGGAGCTAGTGAAACTATCACCAATTTCACGAGAGGATCTCCCTCAGCGAACGCTGCATTTTTCTTCAATAACTCAGATTCTGGCGCGGCAGGCCAGGCTCTAACGAACCAAAACACAAATGCAGGCCTTAGTGTGATGTGCCCCAATTACGGCAAATACCGTTTTCAGAGCACGTCCATGATCTTTGCCACCAACACAGCCATTGCGCCTGATGATGCCCCCTTTGATGAATTCGTCTTGGAGGTAGTCACGGATGGCGTGTCGGGAGTCGCGAACCAGGGACTTAAAATCTGGTCCTACAACAGCATTGGAACCGATTTTGGTGTGCACTTCTTTTTGAATGTGCCCGTCTTATATCGGTACTCTTCTGTACCGATCGCCAATTAAGGCGATCGACCCTTAGCCGAGGGGATCAATATCGGCGACCCTCCAGATGGGGGAGAAAGAGCCCATCACTAAAACAATAATGTACAGAACAAATCAATGATTTGGGCGCCACATGAACCCGGTACGGTCGGGATTGTCCTTCTTCGGAAGGTTGTTAAAACCGTGAAGACTTAATAGATTACTATTTCATATTTTTCCTTTGGGCCTTCACGGCTCAATACCTCACATTTGTGGGTCTTTTTTAATGAAAATCGTAACCTTTTAAAGTGCTTCTCGGAAGAGCCGCA